AGCGGCGAGCAGCAGTCGAAACAGGCACGCTACGCCGAGCGGAAACAGCTTGAGCGGAACAGCATCGTTATTCCGCCACCGGTCGACCTGCAGAGACGGCGAGCTTTGCTGGCCGACCCGGTGGCGTTCTTAAAATACTACTTTCCCGACCGGTTCTGGTCGCCGTTTGCCGAGTACCAAAAGGAGATGATTCAGCTGATCGTCGATGTGGCGGAGTTCGGCGGCGACCAAGCAATTGCGGCACCTCGCGGAGACGGCAAGACGGAAATCACCAAGGCAATGATCGTCTATCTAATCTGCCGCGGGCTGGTGCGTTTCCCGCTGGTCATCGCTGCCAGCGGCACGTTTGCCAGTCGCATCTTCGACGACATCCGGCGGCACTTCGACTCTAATGAAAAGCTGATCGAAGACTTCCCCGAGCTGTGCGTGCCGTGCGCGGCACTGGAGGGAACGCCACAGCGTGCGGCCAAGCAGAGCCACAACGGCAAGCCAACCGAAATCCAGTGGTCCAGCAATCAAGTCGTCTTCCCCAAGATTGACGGACTGCCGCCAACCATCAAGGGCGAGCCGTGGCACGAGGGCGGCGTGAGTATTTATTCGTCTGTCTGCATGGCATGGGCCGGAATGGACTCGGCCATTCGTGGTATCAACATCCGTGGCAACCGTCCTGACTTCGTGCTGGTTGATGACCCTGAGACGCGGGAGAGTGCATTCCACGAGAACCAAGTCGAAACGCGGGACGTGATTCTGAACCGTGACGTTGCAGGACTGGCCGACGGGCGAAAGCGGCTCAGCCGTGTCGTGCTGTGTACCATTCAAAACAACCGCTGCCTCGCCGAGAAACTGACCAACCAGGCGAAAGCACCGAGCTGGAACGGTCGCCGGTACAGCGGCGTCCGTCAGTGGCCGGAACGGGCGGACCTGTGGCAGCAGTACATTGACCAGCGCCAAGACGACCAGCGAAACGGCGACGGGTGCGGCCTGAATGCGACGGCGTTCTATCTGGCCAACCGCGAGGACATGGAACGCAGCAGCGAGGTGCTGAACCCAGAACGCTACAGCCGGGCGATGACGCGCGAAGGAAATCAAATTGAACATACGGCCCTGCAGTCGATCTACAACCTAATCAGCGACAACGGCCTGAACTACGTGCTGACGGAAATTCAGAACGCACCGCCGGAAGAGGAGCAGGCTGAGACGCTGGGACTGACCGCTCACAAGGTCGCCAGCCGGGTAAGCGGGCTTGAGCAGCACGAGCTGCCGAAGGTGGAGGACGTGAGAATTACGGTCGGGCTGGACCTCGGCAAATACTACAGCCACTGGACGAAGATCGCATGGTTTGGCAATGCAACGGGCGTGGTTATTGACTACGGCGTGATGGAGACGCCAGGGATGCAGGCGGCGACCGATGCGCAGGCGGTCGAGATTGCCCTGCTGCACAGCCTGCTATTGTGGCGGACGGACATCATGGCCAAGAATCCGCCTGACTTTTGCCTCGTCGATTCAGGCGATTATTCGCCGGCCGTTTACGAGTTCATTCGCCGAGTGGGCGGGACGCCATTTGCAGCCAGCAAGGGCTACGCCTCAAGCAAGTTTCACCACGGCACCGAGTCGCCAACCCGCAGACTGTTCGATCACGTCTTTGCCAACCATCAGCCGCAGGAACGGATTTGGCTGTACATCATCGACGTGGAACACTGGAAAGGCTGGCTACAGGAACGGTTTCTGACCGCCACATTTAACGAGGCTCACCAGTACAACGACGGCAGTTTGAGCCTGTACATCGGGCACGACAAGAAACGTCACATGGCATTTTCCCACCACATCGTGGCCGAGATGCGCGAGGAGCAGTTCGTGCCGGGCAAGGGCGTCGTGCGGAAGTGGAAAGAACTATCAAAGAACAATCACTATCTGGACTCGGCGGCGCTGGCCTGTGCTGCGGCCGGGTGTCTTGGCGTGCGGCTGATTCCCCGCGTCACCGCCGACCAGATGCAAAAGGCAATCGCAAGATCGGAAGCGAAACCAGCCCATCGAAGTCGTCCTGGCATCGTCGCCAGTACGCCGCACGGGCAGGCGTTTGTAGCTACTCAAAGGACGAAGTAATGGCGAAGGCGAAGAAGATGGAACTGCCAACCGTGGACGAAATGCCAGAGGTCGCTGTTGATGAGGCGACAGCACACCAGCCGGAATCATCGCCGGCTGGCGACGTGCAGCATCAAGTCAAGTGGAAGACGATCAAGGTTCCAATGCTGGAGGGTCACGAGTTGCCGCTGTTCCTGCGGAAGCCTCGGCTGGACATGCGGCAGATCAGCCAGAAGCAGCAGAACGCGATCTACAAACTGGGAAATGCACTGCTGGCAATCGGTGAAGTGACGAGCAACGGATCGCTGCCGAAATACCGGGGCCGCGTCATCGGCTGGCTACTGGAACAGCTCGCCGAGTAAGTGCGGAAAATCCGCAATTTTGCGAGGGCGTTTTTCTGATAGTGACGGGCGTCCAGTTGGTTACTATTTGGCCATGACCACCTACGACCTCGCAACCGTCGAAAGTGACTTGCTTGACTACTCAGATTTTGAGGAAGTCGGCAGCGTAAGCCGCGCAAAGAGCTACATCACGGCAGCCAACCGCTGGCTGACAATCGTGGCGGCAAGTGCGTCGAATCAGGGCAGCAGTCTAACCCGCAACGTGCAGCAGGTTATGCAGATGCTGGCTCGGGCTCAGTCGTTCGTTGCGGCCAAGGACACGGCATCGGCCAATAATTCCAAGGTTCGGTTTTTCGGCATTAGCCAAGGATTCCGATGACCGCATCGCCTCGCAAGCGAAAAACACTGGCTACGGAGTTTGACGCCATCCGTGCCGACTACGACATGAGCCGCGAAAGCCGGTTCATTCGCCGACGCCAAGGACTGGCTCCTCGTGGCGGCAGTGCCGATTTTCATTATCGCACCGAGGAGTTTTACTACCGCGACATCGAAAAATCTCGGGACATGGACCGCAACGACGCCATCGTCGGGCAGATCATCGACCGGGCCGTCGCCAACATCGTTCAGGACGGGTTCACGCTGGACGTGCGAACCGGTGACAGCCAGCTCGACCTCGAGCTATGGCAGCGATGGCAGGACTGGAGCAGCAACGCCGACGCCTGCGACATGGCCGGTGAGTTTACTTGGCAGGACATCGAGCGGCACGTCATGCGGTCGATGCTGCTGGACGGTGACATCGTGGCGCTGGGCACTGCTGGTGGCCAGCTGCAGATGATCGAAGCTCACAGCATTCAGACCATCACGCCGCAGGAGAACACATTCCTCGGCGTGACCCGCGACGCCTACGGACGCCGCACGCAGTACTGGTACAGTGCCGACAAACGAACGGGCGGCGTGCTGGCCGTTGTCGGCAACCAGAAAGAAACAGCCGAACCGATCAGCGTTCGCGACGAGAACGGCGACCGGGTGCTGTTCCACGTTTACAACCCTCGCCGAGTCAATCAGACACGCGGCGTTACGGCACTGGCTCCTATTTTCTCCGTTGCCGGAATGTTTGAAGACATCAACTTTGCCAAACTGGTTCAGCAGCAGGTCGTCAGTTGTTTCGCCATTTTCCGCAAACGCAACGCCATTGCCGGTGGCGGACCTCTGCCATCGACCGACGGCTACGGCCTGCCGCAAACCGAATCGACCGGACAGGGCACCCGCTACATCGAAAACATCGGCCCCGGCATGGAAATCATCGGGGCCGAGGGTGAGGAGCTGCAGGGCTTTTCCCCCAATGTCCCCAACGCCGAGTTTTTCACGCATGTCAAGCTGATGCTGCAGATCATCGGCGTCAACCTCGGCCTGCCGCTGTGCTTGGTCCTGATGGACGGCAGCGAAACAAACTTCAGCGGATGGCGCGGAGCCGTGGACGAAGCCCGTAAGGGATTTAAGACCAACCAGACAAACCTTCAGAACCGGCTCCACCGGCCCGTCTACGAGTTCAAGCTGCGGCAGTGGATCGCCGAAGATCGCGCATTGCAGGCCGCAGCAAAGGCGAGCGGCGTCGACATCTTCGGCCATCGCTGGAACGCTCCGACGTGGCAGTACATCGACCCGGTAAGCGACGCCCAAGGCGATGCCCTGCGAATCCAAAACGCATTGACCAGCCCACGGCGACTGCACGCTGAAGGCGGGCGGGACTGGGAAGAAATCGCCGACGAGATTGTGGCGGATACGAGCTACGCCGTTACCAAGGCAAAAGTAAAAGCACAGCAAATTAACGCTGCGCTAAAAGACGGGGCACCGGTGCATTGGCGCGAGCTGATTAGCTTGCCGATGCCAGCTGGTTTGCAGATGACGATGCAAGACCCGCAGATGATGGCGGCTCAAACCGAAAGCACAACCACCGACACCACAGCTCCAGCCGACGCAACGAAGGCTGCAGACACGGCGTTGAACGGTGCCCAAGTCACGGCTGCAAGTCAGATTGTCGAGAAGGTCGCCAACGGCCTGCTGCCACGAGACAGCGGCATCAGCCAGTTGGTTTTCTTCTTCCAGTTGTCCGAGCAGCAAGCCGAGCTGGTTATGGGCGGAGCGGGCACAGCCTCATTCACGCCAACCGGAACCAGCCTGAACGTTGCAGCACCAGCAGTCGAGCCACCGCCAACAGAGGGCGAGGCATCCGCCGATGCTGGATCGGGCGTGTTTAAGCAGTTAAAGCGGCGGGAGTTTAAGAACAACACAAAGGCGATTATGGATGTCCTCAAAGACCTTGTAGCTGGCAACATCAACCGGACGATGGCCGAGGTCATGCTGGGCGGAATTGGCCTGCCGGTGAGCGACATTAAGCGGCTGATCGAAGACGCCAGCGACGGCACGATTGACACGCCAGAGGAGAGGCTGACCGATGAATGAAATCAAACTCTACGGCAGCATCGGCTATCCCGGAATCACCAGTGCGACGTTCAAGTCGCTGCTGGCTGATTGTGACCCGTCGCAGGAGCTGGTCATCCGCATCGACAGCGAAGGCGGCAGCGTGTTCGACGGCCTGGGCATCCATGACGCGATCACCGCATGGCCGGGACCAGTGCGGGCCATCGTCGAGTCCAGTGCGTTCAGCATCGCCAGCTTCATCGCAATGGCGGCAGGCAAATTAGAGATCACCGAGAACGGCTACCTGATGCTCCACAACCCGTACACCGTGACCGAAGGCGACAGCGAAGAGCTGCAGAAGCAGGCCGACCTGCTTGGAAAACTTCGAGACAGCATGGTGAGCGCCTACGCAACCAAGACAGGAAAGAGCCGCGAAGAAGTCGAGGCCGCGATGCGTGCCGAGACTTGGCTGGATGCCCGCGAGGCACAGGCCAGCGGATACGTCGATTCGATTCTGCCGACTGCCCGCAAGAGCGTGGCCGTTGCCAGATTTACAGGAAACATGCCGGAGCGGGTGCAGTCGTCGCTGAATGCCAGCGGCCACTCGAGCGGCGAAACTGCTGACCAAACGGAGAAAAATCCCATGAGCAGCAATCCCAAGCCCGTCGCGACCGTGAAATTTATTCAGGCTCGCTTCGGCAAGGCGTCATCGGACTTCATCGTCAAGGCAGTCGCTGCTGAGATGACCGAAGAACAAGTCGCCGAAATGTATTACAGCGAAATGATGACCGAGAACGAACAGCTCAAGGCCAAGATCGCTGCGATGGAAGAGGAGATGGTTGCACTCAAGGCCAAGGCTCAAGAGATGACCGTCACCGAAGTCGAAGAAGAAGACGACGAACACGAAAAGATGGTCGTGATGCCAGCCGCCAAGGCTCGTCCCGGCGTGGCTCCGGTGGCGTCTGTCGCTGCCTCAAAGCCGGTCTCCAGTGCAAGGGCCCAGTGGGAAGGCGTCATCGCAGCCTACGCGGCACAAGGACTGAAAAAGGCCGACGCTGCCCGCAAGGCGGCACGCGAACACGCCAGCCTGCGTGATGCGGTCATCGCCGAAGCAAACAAAAACTAAGCACACACACAAGGAGCAAAAAACATGAGTCAATACGTTGAAACACCAGTACGCCAGTTTCTTTCTGGCGCAGCAATCGCCCAGTTTCTTCGCGTCTCTCTTTTGTCAAACGGCACTATTGCCGTTGCCGAAGCCGGTCAAGCTGGCGTCGGCACGATGGAAGACGCCGCAACCGCTGCCAACCAACCGGTCGGCGTGCGGCTGAACAGTTCACACGGCACTCGCAAAGTCGTTGCCAATGCGGCGATCAGCGTTGGTGCTTTGGTCTACGCCGCAGCAGCAGGAAAGGTCGGAGCGAGCGGTGCAGTTGCCTACGGCATCGCACTTGAAGCATCCACCGCTGACAACGACGTGATCGAAGTGTTGCCTTACAACACTGACGCCGGAGCCGTTCGGTCGATTCGAGTGCGAACAACCACGGCCAACGTCAACGCTGGAGCGACCCTGCTCCCGGCGATTGCCGGACGCCGTTACCGACTGGTCGATGCAACGATGATTTCCATCGGCGGCGCTGCCGCTGGTGCAACGGCCGTGCGTGTCAGTGCGACCCAAGCAGCAACCGGCGTTCAGTTGGTCTCCAACACTGTCGCGGCCTTGACCCAAAGCACCCGCGTTCTGGCTGGCGTCACCGCCAACTCCAGCATCCTTGCTGACGGTGCATCGTTCACGCAGTGCGATGTCAACACCGCAATCACAATTTCGGCATCGGGCACCCTGACCACGTCGACCCATATCGACGTAATCTTGACCTACGTTGTCGAAGTCTAAGCAACCAACCAACCCAAAAAAAATCATTTCAGGAGTTCTGAATCATGCCATCACCTACCAGTAATCTTACGACGCTGCGGCCAGACTTGGCGTCGTTTCTTGAGTTCGACATGGAATCAGAGCGAAACGGCTACATCGCTCAAAAGGTTTTCCCAGTCATTGACGTGGCCTCGCAGGCTGGCGTCTATGGCATCGTCCCGGTCGAGCAGCTGCTTCAGCAGAGGGTCACACGCCGGGCACCGGGCGCTGGCTACAGCCGGGGCAATTTCACGTTCACAACTGCGACCTACGCCTGCGAGGAACATGGCGCAGAAGAGCCGGTTGACGACCGCCAAGCGAAGATGTACCGCGACTACTTTGACGCAGAACAAATCGCAACCCAACGGGCGTTTTCCAGCGTTCTGCGAAATGCCGAGCAGCGGGTCGGCGATACCCTGTTCAACACCAGCACCTACACCGGTGCGACGTTGACGACTTCTATTGCCACCAAGTGGAACAGCTACGCCAACGCCGTACCGCTCGACAACGTGGTCGCTGCCCGAAACCGGATTTATGACAACACCGGCGTCTGGGCCAACGCACTCGTCGTCAATCAGAAGGTTTTCTATCACCTGCGACGCTGCGAGCAGGTGATTGACTCCATTGAAAGCAACGGAGCCGGACAGGCCGCCAAGCAATCGGACATCACTGCCGATTTGGTTGCCCAGGCACTGGGGCTCGACATGGTGATCGTTGCCGGTGCAAGCCGCAACAGCGCCATCGAAGGACAGACCGCAACGCCGGTTCAGATCTGGTCCGACCTCTACGCAATGGTCTGCCGCGTCGCAACTTCGGCCGACATGGCCGAGCCTTGCATCGGCCGAACGTTCCACTGGAGCGAAGACGGCTCGAGCATCGGCGGCACTGTCGAAAGCTACCGGGACGAATCGGTTCGGAGCAACATCATTCGCGTTCGCCATGACGTGGACGAAGTGCTGCTCTACACCGAGATGGGCCATCTGCTGAGCAACATCACCTAGTGATTGGAGCCCGCAACCGTGGCGAGTCGGTTTGATCAGAGTTTCCAGACGGCCGCGTTTCCGCAGCTACTCGCCGAGTTCGCGGAGCCGGTCGTCTATTATTTTGCCGGAGGGGGTTCACGCTCTATTGACGCCATTCTAGAGCGTAACCCTCCGGCTATTTTCGACCAAGCCGGGAACCCAATGCTGTTTGAAATGGTCATCCGAATCAAGCGGCACGCAACCAGCGGCGTGCTGAGCAACGAGGTCAACCGTGGCCAAGACAGCGTTGACGTAAAACGCCGCGTCGATGACACGGCAACGACCCGCATGACCGTAACACGCAAACTCAGCGACGACGCCGGCGTGATTGTTTTGGCTCTAAACGGATAAGGCGAAACCGTGGCAACCCCGATCAGCGAACAAATTGCACAGAAGCTGGCCACAAGGCTGTCGCTGATCACCGTCATTGGCGGTTACGAGCTGACCGTTTCCGAAGTGGCCCGGCCGATTCGTTACGACGGATTCCGGCCGCAGAACAACCAGCTGATTGTGACGCAGGGACCGCTGACCCGAAACGATGAGCTTTCCGCACCGGGCAACCCACCACGAACGGCTTACGATCTGGAGTTCACGATTGCCGGTCTGCTGATGCCGACCGAAAGCACCACGACAAAGATTGACGCACTGCGGAACGCGTTTGCCGCAGACTGCATCAAGGCCATCTGTACGCCGGTGGCCAGCTGGCACAACTGGGACACGCTGGCCATTGATTCCACCATCAGCCAGGTGGACAACATCACGACGGAAGAAACCAGCGGTTTTAAGCTGTCGCTGACGATTATGTTTCGTGTCACCGAAAACGACCCCTACACGGCGAGGTCGTGATGGCGAAGCCGAAACCACCTCTTACATTCTTCGTCGATGCCAGCCAGATGGCGGACTACTCCGCAAGGCTCAGCAAGTGGACAGCTGCGCTGCCGAATGCAATTCTGCAGGCCATCAACAAAACGCTGCCGCAGGGACGACGGCAAACGGCCAAGCTGCTGGCTGGCCGAGACGAGGGAAAAGGCAAATACAACGTCCGCCAAAAGGACGTGATCGACAAGATACAAATGCACAAAGCGGCACGAACGCAGGACGTTTACACGGGCAAACTGTCCGTTGATCCTGGGCGTCGTCTGGGCCTAAGTTACTTTGAGGCCGAGCAGACGCCGCCATCCGTTAAGGGCATGCCTCGCAATTCACCCACGCAGGTCAGCTACAAGGTTCTCAAAGGCGGCAGCAAAAAAGTCATCCCTAACGCCATTGTGCGGCAAGGACAGGTCGGCCGCTGGGTTGCCGTAAACGCGAAGGACTACAAGGGAGCCGGCGTTGGGCTGCCGCATCAAAAGCAAAAATCCAGAGACAAGCGACTCGTGTTTCTGCAAGGCATCAGCGTCTGGGGCATGGTCGCAGGACTTGGGAACCGGGCCAAGATCGGCGAGTACATGCAGCAGCAGTTCATCAAGAACGTCGAGAAGATGGTTGCGTTTCAAGAACTGGAACGCAGCAACCCCAACACCAGAATGCGTTTCGATGCCGACGGCTACATGATGCGCGGGAAAAAGAAATAACCACATAAGGAGATACTCATGCCACTACTTCGCCGAAAAAGCGTCCTTGCTGCCAAGATTGAAGCAACCAGCGGAAGTGTCGAAAGCCTTACCGCTTCCGATGCTGCGTTCAACGTGTTTGACCTGACGATGACGCCGACGATTGCCATGACGCCGCGTCCAAGTCAAAGCAGTTTCTCAACCCTGCCAGCCGTGCCGGAACTGTACGGCGGCACCTGCACATTCCGCACCGAAATTTACGGCAGCGGAGCTGGCGGCGTCCCCGGCTGGGCGTCAACATTCCTGCCTGCCTGCGGGTGGACCAACTCGGCGGGCACATTCAGCCCGAAGTCAGAAACGCCAGGAAGCAACGTCAAGACGCTGACCATCGGAGCCTACATCGACGGCAACCGACTGCTGATGCGTGGCTGTGCCGGGACGTTCAATATCACGCTGGAAAGCGGCAAGCTGGCCAGCATCAACTGGACGTTTACCGGCGTCTTTAGTGGCAGCTCGGCCGTCGCATTGCTTGCGCCAACCTACCCGACCGCGCTGCCGATTCGAGTGGCCAACGCCACGTTCACCATCGGCAGCTGGTCCCCCTGCTTTCAGTCGATGACCATCGACGCCGGAAACACGGTCGTCCTGCGTGAGTGTGCAACCAACACGGACGGCAGCGGCTACGCTGCCGCCATCATCACCGACCGATCCGTGACCGGAACCATCAACCCAGAAATGGAGCTGGACGGCACGAAGGACAATTACGACATCTGGACCAGCATGACCGAAGAAGCTCTGGCATTCAGCATCGCCAATTCGACAGACAAGTTTGCGCTGGCAGCGCCCAAGCTGCAGCGTACCAACGTAGCCATCGGCGACCGCAACGGCGTTGTCACCGACGAGATCGCGTTCCAGTGCAACAAGTCGGCGGCGGCTGGCAATGACGAGTTGACCTTTACTTTCTCTGCACCGTAATCAAACACACTTAACTAGGAGGAACCAATGGGGCGAGCATTGGAGCCCGGCGAGCGATTCCCAATCGTTCTCGACTGGGACATCGACAAACCAGAAGACCAGCGGCCGACAATTTACACGGTCGCACTTTCGATGCGACGGCAGGAACGCCTCGGCGACCTGCTCGACGGACTAAAGAATTGCCAAAGCAGCCGCGAGCTATTCGCACAGCTGCAGCATGGATTGTCCGAAGTCATCACGGGCTGGCGGAACTTTCGAGACCCGGCAACGGGCGGCGAGATTCCCTACAGCCCCGAGGCGATCTTGGACGTGTTCACAACTGCCGAAGCCTACGAGCTATATCGCAAGGTTCTGGCAGGCGGCAGCACGAGCAAGGCCGACGAAAAAAACTCCGCGTCGCAGCCCTGATCCGGCAGGGGCTGCTGTGCGGCAGCTGCACGGCGGGCAAATGCCACGACCGGCCAACTGAAGTGGCCAGCGTGTCAATTGCCTGCAGCAGCTGCAACGAAGCCGGGTGTGATGAGTGCGGGCAGAGCGGTTACGTCGAACTAACCGGATGCCCAAAGAAGATGATTGATCGCGGCCTGCTTAGGGCCATTCGGATGGCGGACCTGATGAAGCAGGGACTGCCGCCGGTGGCTGGCGGCGTGCTGGATCAATCGGCGTGGTTTGTGTCGTTTTACGAGTGCTTCCGGTCGGAGCAAAACCGGGCGGAAGCGGAAGCCTACAGGCGGAACTGATGGCAGCTGAATCGGTCGAGATTGTGCTGAATGGCGTGGACAACGCCACGCCTGTCATGGACAAGGTGACGCAGAAGCTCGTCGACAATGAGAACAAGTACATCAGCAAGCTAAGAGAGCAGCTGATTGCCCAAACGGAGGGAGCCGAAGCGGCCGAGCGGTTCAAGCTGGCCGAGATGGGATTCAGCCAAGAGGCAATCAATTCTGCGATGGCTATCAAGCAGCAGATTGAGGCGATGAAACAGGCTGACCAGCAGATTGAGCAAACTGGCGTCGAGATGCAAAAGACCGGTGCATCCTTTAAGGATACCGGTGAAGCATCGCAAAAAGTCAGCAGCGTGTTTTCTAAAGCGTTTGGAGCGCTTGGCCTGAGCGAGCTGCAGGGATTCACCGACCAGATGGGCAGTTTGTCCGGTCAGGTCAAGGAGATGGAAGAGGCTGGGAAGAAAGGCGGCAACGCCTTTAAGGGCTTGGCTGTTGCTGGTATGGCCGTGGCAACTGCCGTTGCTGCGTTTAACATTGGCAAGATTATCGGCGAGTGGGTGTTCGAGACTGAACGCTGGAAACAGGCGCTAAAGGACGCACTGGACGAGGTCAATAAAGGCGAGCAGCAAGTCAGAGAGAAGCTCGACAAGCAGTTTCAGCTGCGGCTGCAGATTGCCCAGGCGGCTGGCAGTGACGACCAGAAGGCACAGGAACTGAAGACGCTGCAGGAACAAATCCAGCGCGACATCCAGTTCCAGCAGGACTTCGTCAGAATGCGTGAGCAGGAACTGGCAGCGGCCGAGGCTGGCAACTATTTCGGCATGACACAAGGCGACGTGGACAAGGCCAAGGCGGACCTTGAGAACGAACGCAAAAAGCTCGAGCTTCTCAAAGAACAAAATCAGGAAGTCCAAGACATCCGCAACCCGTCTGCCGAACAGCAAATGCTCGACGCCAGACTAAAGAGCAACGAAGAAGCAAAGAAGGCCGCAGACGAGGCATTGTCTGCCGAGCAGCGGCAGTTTCAGGAATGGTCCAAAAACTGGGACGACCGGGAGAAGGCTCAGCAAGACCAAAAGAAAAGGGACGACGACTATCTGAACGCGCTGAAAGTGCAGAACGAAGAGCTGACAAAAGGCAAGCGAGCGGCCGAAGAACTCAAGGCTCAGCAGGCCGGTATCAGCGAAGAAGTCATCCTGCAGGGCCGCGAGCTGTCGATTCAGAACGACCTGCTGGAAACACAGAAAAAGCTGGCCGACGAACAAAAGAAAAAAGACGAAGAGCGGCAGAAAGCCTTCGCCCAGCCAACCGCACCGCTACAGGCGATGCAGTCCCGGCTGCTGTCCCGCGTCAGCACTGGCGGCGGCGACCGTGTTGCCAAGGCCACCGAGAAGACTGCGGAACTGACGGCAGAAATCGAAAGGTTACAGCGTGAGCAGCTCGACCTGCAGAAACGTCGCGGCGTCGCAGAACTTGCAATTGTGGAGGGCTAAACGATGGCAGTGCAGCACGTCGACCTGCTGTTTAGCAGCGGAGTCAAGACAAGCGTTGACGACAAGGGATTCACGACCGCCTCGGCACAGCTGCGGTTCAACGCCTTTTGTAATGATGTCGGTGACAACGAAGGCATCGTCCGAGGCGACGCCCGCGTCCCGTATGAGAAAAGCCGCCACCCGTACTTCCGCCAACTGCGGTGCATGGGCGTTGACATCAGCCGGCGGGGGCCGCTCCATTACGAAGTCAGCGCCGACTATCAGAGCATGCCCTACAAGGAAGGCGACGAGAACGACGCCAACCAATCACCGCTGACACAGCCGACCGTCATCAGCTATTTCACAATTACCAGCGAAGAGCCAATCGAGGACGACATCGAAGGCAAGGCAATCGCCACCGTCAACGGCGAGCCGATTGAGGGCATTACCAGACCGATCAGCGACCTTGGGATTCGCCTGCAGAAAAACTTCGGCAGTTTCGACCCTGCCAGTTTCTATCTGTACATCGACTGCGTGAACAGCGACACGTTCCTCGGCTTTCCGCCTGGCACGCTGCGAATTGCGAACATCGGCGCAGACGAGCAGTTCTACACCGACCAAGACGATAACGATGTTCCATTCTGGAGCGTCAGCGTTGAGATACACGCCCGCAAGCCGTATCAGTGCCAGCCAGCTGAGGCGTGGTACAAGCGAGTGCGGCACGAGGGCTATCGAATCAAAACGCCTGACCCGTTTGGAACAAGCGCTGTTTTCTACCGCAGGGCAACCGACGAAGAAGGTAAGCCAGTTACCAAGCCAGTTCTGCTAAACGACAACGGCACAGAAAAAGACATTCCCAAAGACGCCTTGAGCGTCGAAGCAAATTACCTGCTCTTTCCCGTGTTTGCCGATGTCAGCTTCGGCAGCATGGGATTCTAACTTAGGAGAAAAACCAAATGCCGATCACCGTACTCATTCCGTCAGGCGAAATCGCAAACAGCCAGATCGCAGCCTCGGCCGCAATCGAACGCAGCAAGCTGGCATCTGAACAGCTCAAGGACAACATCCCGCTGGAACTGCTGCGAATCTGGGATGCCTTCCAGACTTCGCTGCCAACCTCGGCCAGCAGCGACGACCTCGGCAAAGTCATCGGCACGTTCGGAACCGACGCGATGACAATTCAGACTAGCGACGCCAAAAACACAAGCGTCACGCAGCGCGCTCGGTTCGTCTACCGGATCCCAATGAACTACGTCAGCGGCCAGCTAATCAGCGTTGTCGCATGGGCGGGGATGCGAACTACTGTTGCCAACGGTACGGCGACAGTGGACTTTGAGTGCTACAAGAAAAACGACAGCACTGGACTTGTGGGTTCTGATTTAGTGACAACCTCGGCCCAGAGCATCAACAGTCTGACCGCTGCCGACGAGGCATTTACCATTGACCCGACCGGACTGTCTGCCGGTGACGAGCTGGACATCCGCGTCACGATTGCGATCACCGATTCCGCCACTGGCACGGCAGTCATCGGCCGCATCATGAAGCTCTACATGCTGCCAACCGTGAAGGGCTAAACGTGCCTCGCCGCTACGTTCTAGATCAGAAGTCTGCTGAGTGGGTCGCCAAGCATTCCAAGATGCGGCAGGGCACGCACAGCCGTCGCGGCTCGCAGTTCTACGAAGAGTCGCCGGACAGCACGACGTTCTATAACGACACCGGCGAAACGGTTCCGGCCTATGGCATCGTGCGAGTAAACGGCACGGTGACAATCGGCGGGCGAGAAGTGCTGAAAGTCAAAAAGCCTGGCGTTGTCGATGGCGGACCCGGTTCGTCATTCATGGCCAACAGCGGCATCGCCGTCGAGGCTGGCAAGTATGGCGCTCTGCAATCCGGCCCGCTGGTTAAGGTCGTCTACGATTCGGCAGACAGTCCATCGGCTCGTGACTGGTATGGCATCAACGGATTTAAGGCCGGCAGTTACCCCAGCGGCAAGCCTTTTTTTCAGGTGCTGATCGAGGACGTTGCTGATTCTACGAACAAGGTCGCACTGGCGCGACTGATTCCGTTTTCAACGCTGATGATTCAGGCACCAAGCGGCGGCATCCCCGGCCGCGTTGGTTCGCTGATGGGTTCGGCGACCTGCACGATCATCACGAGGAACACGTCCAACGACCAGCTCGCGGCGAGCACGCTTGCCGTCAAGGTCCACAACTGGGCCACGTCTGCGGCCTGTGCGACTGGCGACCGTTACGGACTGGCCAGCGTGATCGATGGCAAGTGGCACATCGTCAGCGAAGACTGCAACGACGAAGGCTCGACAGTCTTGCCGGGAACGGGCAGCGGTTCAGGCGGCACTGTGACCGACGCAATCGACACCAGCACGATCACGCCTGCAACGATGGTCGGGCAATCACGAAACGTCAACTTCACCGGAACAGGAACGGGCAGCGGCCCGGCTTAACAATGCCAACACTGACAAAGTTCTATTCTTTTGTGGAGGCGCTCCATGAGAAGCAACACAACCTCGGTAGCGACACGCTGAAGTGGATTCTCACCAGCAACGCGCCAAGCCTGAGCTGGACGCAGCTGAGCGACGTTACTGGCCAGCTATCAACGGCAAACGGTTACACGCAGAACGACAAGACGATGACCGTGACCAGTTCAGCGCAAAGCTCAGGGCTCTACACGCTGATTGCCTCTGATGTGACTTGGACGGCCAGCGGCGGCAACCTCGGCAGCGGTTCATTCCGCTACGCGATTTTATACAATGAAACTTCAACTAATGATTTGCTGATTGGCTGGCTGGATTATTCATACCTTGTGACCGTGGCAACAGGCCAGACGTTCGTGCTGGACTTCGACGCCGTGTCCGGCCTCTATTACGCGAGCTAGATATGGTTGGAATGCTTGGATGCGGATGCTGCGGACCAACACAAACAGAGCTTTGCACCAGCGCGTCGTTTTTTCAAAATCAAATAGCAGAAGATTTTAGTCCGACATTTGACCCGTATTTTTCATATCCTCAAGGAGCCATTAGCGGGCTAGTGACAATAGATGGTCACTGTCAAATCAACCAACAGATTAACAATCCTAATTCATACTCAAGCCAAGGTGCGTTATTTGGAAGATTCAAAAAGTCAACATTAGAGCTGCCTGTAGAAGCATTTTTGAAACTTCATTATTGGTTCGATGCTGCATATGTGCCGGGGCCAACGTACGTTCCTAATCTTATTGCTTCGCTAACAGTTGATGCGCAGCCATTTTTTACCTTTCCACCAAGTCTTTCTGGAACTTATGGTGTGTACGCTCGTGCGTTTCTCAACGCATCGTATTACATTTTTTACGCTGGAGCATTTTCTGTACTGGTTCCCATTCGACCGAAGACAGGGGACGTTTTTGGGATTCGATTGAGTGATTTTACAATCACAAGTTCATTTCCAAACACAATGATAAAACCTAGAAAAGCTGAATTTGTTCTCAACGGACAGACCGTCTATACGGTAATTGACCAATCGGTTTTTGTGTCGTTCAATGCTTGTCAATTTGCCACCGGCTTTTACATATCTGAACCAAGCTTAGGACCGGGACGAGGCAGCGCGTTATGGGTAAAGGTTGACGATTTCACGCACTCATCTCTATGACACCCTGCACCCACCTTGGCGAAGTTTGGCGGCACTTACCGAGCAAGCTGTGCGGCACTCGCGGTGTGCATGTTCCCGTTTACCGCTGCCGGCTTCACGTCATCTGTACAAAAACGAAATACCGGCACGGACAGCTCGAGCGATGCTGCCTCGCCTGTGACGATTACACATGCCAAACCAAGGAGGCCCAGCATGATTCAGAAGACCCCGCAGCGGCTGGCAGCTGAGAATCTCTGCCGCAAGTTCCCCGACGCACCAAACCGCACGCTTGCCAAGCGAATCGCGGCCGAGTGCAAGTGTACGATTGAGCAGGCACGGGCCACCATCAGGCGGATTCGCGGCGCGATCGGCAGCAACCACCGAAAGAAGACGACCGACAAGTCGCTGTTCCGGCCAAAGGGTAAAGCAGGCCAGAAGCCGCAGCTGCCGCCGAGCCTTGCGAAGAAGTGGGAGCCGTTTGAACTGGGCAGCGACATCACAGTCGCCGTCATCAGCGATCTGCACATCCCCTATCACGACCAGCAAGCGATTGAAGCGGCCGTCTCCTACCTTCGCAAACGCAAGCCTGACGTGCTGCTCATCAACGGCGACTACGGCGACTGGTACAGCGTCAGCCGCTACATGAAAGACCCAAAGAAGCGACGGCTGAAGCGTGAGATCAGGATGCAGCGGGAAGGCCTGCGCTGGCTGCGGTCGCAGTTTCCAAAAGCTCGCATCGTTGCCAAGGAAGGTAATCACGAAACTCGATGGTCCCACTTCCTTTTTAATGCGGCCCCTGAGGTCAGCGAGTTCCCGCAGGTCAGCCTGCCGCGAATCCTCGGAATGAAGACGCTGGGCATTGACTACGTTGACAACCAGCGGCCAATCATGGCAGGCAAGTTGCCAGTCTTTCACGGCCACGAACTGGGCAAGGGAATCAGCTCGCCAGTCAACGCAGCCCGAGGCGTGTTCATGCGGATGATTTCAACGGCATTGGTCGGGCATCATCACCGGACATCGTCGCACACCGAACCGAACTGGCGGCACGAGGAGATTGTCTGCTGGTCAACCGGATGCCTTTGCAACCTCAACGCTGACTACGCCGTGATCAATAAGTGGAACGCCGGGTTTGCCGTGGTCGAGGTAGACCGAGCTGGCCAGTTTGGCGTCGACAACCTGCGGCTGAACTCGAGCTACGTCGTGCGAACCGGCTAGACCTGGCATAACCCCAGAGAATCGTCAGCCAGCACTCGATGTCATCATCATCCTCTTCTTCCCACATGCCGCCTCCTTGCGTGACCGGTGCCGACTTCGCCGTCTGTGGTCATTTTACGCTGCCGGAAGGCTGGCCTTCTGTTAATTTTCCCGCACGGTAAAACGGCGGGATTTCTAGCGGTTTCTTCCCGTTCGGGACTGCGACCCCCCCCGCTGGTAGGGTTTTGCATTTTGTTTGCAGAAAATAACCAAACCCTGCCGATATCCACTAGGCAATGGCGAATTCTGGTTATATTCTTAGCACATGGCAAGCGAGTGCTGGCCGAAAAGAAATAGGGGAAATTGACATGATTCTTTGGAGAGCAGCAAGCGACGACCTGATTGTCGGGTCTGCATCTTTTGCAGAATCCCGCGAAGCGGCAGAGCTATACCTGAACAACCCAGGCTTTGGCGGCGACACGCTTTATTTTGCGGAAGTCGAAATTGACGACTATCTGGATTTGACTGGCGACGACGCTCTGAAGCGGTTGCAAGAATCGCTCGACGACGATCACGATTACGGGGCAATTGGAATTGACGAACTGGTCCCGCGAGTCTCTCGCCGACTTGCCGAAGCAGGTGTCCAGTGGGTCAAGGTCTGCGAGTCGTATCCAGAGGACACGGTTACTTGGATTTTTGTCGGCGGCGACGAGCCTGAATTAATTGAAGTTTGCGAATAACACAAGGAGAAACGAAAGGCAAATGACAATCTACACGGCCAGCCAGCTGGCCAAGCAACTAGGCTGCACGTCGCAAACAATCACACGCAACGCAGCCAATCACGGCATCGGCCAGAAGCACGGGTCGTCGTGGGTGTTTGAAAAAAGCGACATCCGAAAGATGCAGCGAGTGCTTGACGAGAACTACAAACGAGACTGGGCACGAATGGGGCGTGCGGGAATGAGTAAAAGGTGGCACGGCAAGGAGGTGTAAAGATGATGGGACTGGAACTGACGGACGACGAGATGGCGCGAGTCATGGAATGCCGCGAACGATGGAGCGACGACGAAGCCATCGAGCGGGCAGCGGGCATCTGCGTGAGCGAGATGGTGCGGACGTTTCAGCTGCTGGCGGCGAGGGCCGAGCGGGACATTGTTCGCAAGAAGCGAATCGATCAGGGACGGCAGTACAGAGGAGACAGGCGTGCCAATGAAAAACGATGACGCAAACAAGCTCGACAAGCTCGGCTGGCATTCGGTCGTGTTCG